CGTACTGTACGGCATAAACTGATGCAATATTATCGGCCATGATAGCCCTCCAAAAAAACTAAATATGTAGTGTTTCTCGGATAGCTTGTCCGTTGCCGGGGCCAAATCCTTGCGGGTTACGCTCCCGCCATTCGTTCGTCTTTCCGACTGTCAGCGGGGTCTTGCGACTTGCCCGATCCTAAAAAAGAGACCCGAGATCTCTCCCGGGTCTCAACGCCTTTCGGCTCTCTAGGAGATACGCACGAATGATACACACGCGCGTACCACACTAGCAACTACTCTGTAAACAGCTCTGGGTTCGCCATACGCTGCAATCGCATCATCTCCTCGATCGCACCCTGCCGAACCTTTTCGTCGCGGTTCATGTAACGGCCCATGAACTCTTGATCGGCGAACATTCCAGCGATCTTGTTCTTCGCTGCCTGCGGTGTCAGAGCACCACCAGTCGTGCCCTCGGCAGCCACGAACGTACCCTCCGCGAAAGACGCACCGATCGAATGGAACAGCTTCAGCATCGGCCCGGTGCCGATCGCTTCCTCGAGCCGCTCCAGAGAGTCAGCGTCGATACCGGCGTCTGCACCAAACTTCGCCACAGCCCGCTTGGCAAGCTCGATGTTCTGGTCAGCCGCGGCACCCCACTCCCGGCGCAGGGCGGTGAACTCTTCCTCGGATCGATTCAAGAACGACTCGCGTTCCATCTCTATCCGCTTGCCGGACGTCTCGTTCCACCACTCGGCGAGCCCCTTGGCTTGCTTGCTTGTCAGCCCAAGCTCATGCAGGACTGGAGAGACCGCCTGCGCGAACGAGCCATCGTCCCCTTCTGGTACTGGCAACTCGTACTTATCGGCGCTCTCCGGGCGTCCTAGGCGGTTATAGACGGCACTCCACCCCTCGGCGTCATCATCTGACTTCGGGGCGAGAATGGTGCGTCCAGCCTTGTCAGCGCCGAATACCTTCTCGAGGTTCTGGTAGGAGAGCAGCGCGTCGGCTGGCCCCTTCCATCCCTTGGCCTTGACTAGTTCACCTAGTTGACTAGCCGTGCCTTGGTCGATCCCTTCCGGCGCGTACCACGCGGGAGCCGCTGCCGGAGCAGTCGGGTTGCCTGCTGGTGCAGACCCTTGATCGTCACTCATCGATGAATTCCTCTTGCAGATTGGTCAAGGTCTTTTCGTCCAGTTGCAGCGCCTCGACAATAAGCTGCACCGTTTCTTGTCGGCCAACCATGCGACCGACTTCGAACATATCCGTCGCGCCTGTCTTATCTGCAGCGACGGGAGGCTTGCCGTAGCGGCTGAACCGCTTCAGATGCGCCAGAATGATCTGGCCGTCTTCGGACAATTTGTTGGTCTTGCCATCGATCAGCGCCCGCTTGTAGGCGCGCGAGCGGAACATCACTCGAGCGATCCTCGAGCGCATCACAGCGATCATGCTCGGCACTACTTGTCTCCCATTAGCTGCTTGGCGTTATGCGCGACTACGAACGCATAGAACACGTTGAGGGCAAAGAACGCCCATGTCGGCATTGACTGCACCGCAGCGATAAACACCAGCAGCAGAACCATTCGGCTGATGACAATGCCCTCGACAACGCCGAGCTGCTCAATGATCCAGCGCATGACAGGGTTCAGCTCCTTACCGCCGCGGTACAGGATCTCATGCGTCAGGATGCCGTCAGCAATGACGAGGCAGCACAGGAACGAGGCTAGAATGATGTTCAGCGATTCCTCAACCATGTCAGGTACTCCGCTCCTTCTTCGGGCTCCCACCAGACTTTGACCATATCGGGATGGTTGTCCGGCAGCAGGGGGTTGATTGTCGTCAGCCCGCAGGGCGAGAGCGCGTTATCGCGGAACCCTCGCTCTTTGGCGTAGCGGTCATACACCTTGTACGAGGCGACCTTCATCAAGTGCATCGTGATCCCTGAAATCGGGTCTTTCAGCACCGAGTAGGCGCTTTCGTGCTTATGGCCTGCGACGTAGATGTGATCGCGTGTTCCGAGCATGGCGGCCTTCATCGGGCCGTGAGCTGGATTCCAAATTGACGATCCTGCGTGGTCGTGGCGGGCGTTCACACGCACCTCGCGCCCGTTCGGAAACTTCAGCGCTATGCGGGCCTCTGATGACTTGTACAACGTGCTTTGCTGTTTTGCGATCCACTTGATGGGGTCTCCAGATCCAGACCACATATCGTGATTGCCGCCGATCATATACAGCCATTGGCAGCGATCGATGAACCATTCGGCTAGTCGCCAAGCCTGCGATGCAGACGTCGCCTGCTCGCCGTAAAGCCTTGCTAGACGGCCCACCCAGTTGTTTGTGGTGTCGCCCACATTGCAAGCGAACAGGCCTTCGGTGCGATTGCAGAGATCCGTGTGACGCTCGAGCGCCTCGATGTCGGTGCCGTCGTCGTCAACGTGCGGGTCGCCGAAATGCAGCAGGCCGATCGGGCCGCCGATCTTGATGCGAATCGGGATGAGCTTCGACGCCTCTTCGTGCTCGCGCTTGTGAGCAAACTTGCGCTTGCGCTGCTCAATCAGTTCGTCGATGGATACGTCGTCGTCCGGCAGCGGCGTGAATTCAAACTCTTTCACGGCTTGCGTCTGGCGTCCGGGTTGGTATGTCGATGGCGGGATCGTCGCGCCTTTGCTTTTCATCCTTTTGAGGCGCAGCAGCAGGGTTCGCTCATTGAGCCCCAGCTCCGCGGCTGCTACCGCCCGTATCCCATTATGCTTGCGTAACGTCTCGAGTATCTGATCGTCCGTTGCCTTTGCGGCTACCACAGCATCACCTTTTGCGAGTTACTTTGATGCCGAGTTCCTTTCGGCGTTCGTCGGTGCGCCTGTCATCGCGTACCGCCGTCCATTCCAAATGTCCGTCAATGAGTCGATATTGTTCTTTATGGGTGAGTGCGCAGTCGCAGCACTCGGTATAGGTGTATCCCTTTACTCGGTACCAGACCCCGTCGTACATCTGGATGACAGGTACATTCTGGCTTCGTCCTGTCTTCTGGCGACGAGTCCCGGCAGAACCTTTCCGGCGGCTTTTGTCCATTTCATGAACTCCGATGCAGCACCCCAATGGTCGCCGCGATTGTGTTTCATGCGCAGCGTCGAGCGCTGCAAGTTTCCCAGACCTACGTTAAAAGCGAACGAAACCAAGGCGTCGAATTGGCCTTGGCGATCAGGATCAACAGAGCAATATCGGGCCACGCCCAACTCAAACCGTTGCAGGTCTTTAGCAAGGAGAGCATCCACCTCGTCAATGTCCCAGACACGGTTGTCCTCCGGCTTTAGCGGATAGTCCCGACGCAGCGGGAAATTGCCATTGTCTGCCGTTCTGATCACCGGCAACCGCGCCTGCTCGGGATAGAGCATATGACCGACGCCCACCGTCCAAAGTTTGGCGGGGCAAAGATAGGGTCGCAGGCGTACACCTTCGTGTTTCTTGATCGATGCGAGCGCCTGCTCGCTGGTGTTCATCTTTTGCTAAATGCTTGTGTCCCGAACCAAAACGCAATAATGCTGGAAAGGATCAACATCTCATCTTCGCCGAACACGTTATCCATAGCCACAGCAAACGGGATGCCGGTGCTATATGCGTACCATACACCAGTTGCATTCAAAACAACAAGTTCCAGCACAAAGATATAAGTCACCACAGGCCTGACCGACGCCCGAAGATTGATAATCCATTGACTCGCGCCCTTGCCAATCTCGGTGTCGTGCTTATAGAGCGCCACTCGCTCCTGCGCATACGTCTCGGCCAAAACCTGCTCGGTGCGGATTTCTTCGATCTTTTCCTGCGAGGCAAAACCTTTGGCTGCCAGTTCTAACTCGCGCTCCTTCTGGAGCCGCAGGATTGCCAACTCATGCGACTTGTCCTGCCGGTCTTGGAAAAACTCCAAAATCTTCGGCAAGCCCCCGGCGAGAAACGACAGGAACGTCGAGAGCATCGTCATCATAGGGCACCCTTACTTGTCGGCTTTGGTCGTATGGAGCTGGTTGATCAGGTTGAAGATATCATCCAGCGTCCGACGAATGTGCTGCACATCGTCTCGATAGTCGGCTTTGGTGACGTAGGTATGCGGCAGATTGCGCACATCGCGGTCGAGTTTCTCAATGGATCGGCTGATGCTGTTCAGAATCCAGCCACCAAGGAACCCCGAGAGTCCAACCAAAATGTTGAAAAGCATCTGCGCATCCATCGTCAAACTCCCGGGATAGCTCTACGCGGGGCCGATGCCGCGATCTGTTCGGCCTTGGCAAATCGTTCAGCGGCCTGTCCAGCGATCGGAGCGGCAGCCAGCAGAGACTGGGCTTCAGCGGCCTGCGCCTCGGCAGCATCCATGCCCTCAAGCTCCTCATCGGTGCGCAGCGCCTTGGCCGGCACACCATTGGCCTCTGCGATCAGCTTAATAGCCTCGTCGGCATTGATACGGCGCAGTACCGACATATCGCCAGAGACTTGCGCGACCGGCAGCATCGCTTCAATCGTGCGCAGGATGCCCGCGGCCTCTTCGGTTTTCATCAGTCGAGCCAGCGGCCCCTGATACTTCGGGAAGATCTCGCCACCGGATGATAGGTAGTCAAGCAGGACAGGCGGCGGTTCTGGCAGAGCAAAGCTCGCCGATAGCAGATCGAGCTCGCGGTCGATGATCGGCCCCAAAAACTCCGACTGCTGGCGACCCATTGTCGGCCCAAGCAGAGCGCCCTTTTCCTGCGCGCGCTGGAGAACCTCGGTCGCCGTCATCGTGCGCGGGCTCTCAACGAGGATCTGGAACAACGTCACCAAGAACGAGTCGTTCACAGCCCGGCGCTTCTGATCGGCCATCTCAATGCCGATCGGCAGGTTGCCGCCCGTCATCAGAGGCTGCACCAGCGGCGTACCGTCGTCGCGGAGGTACCCGTAGTTCAACGCATTGGGGCGCACAGAGAAAGCATTCAAAGCCCCCTCTTCCGTCAGGATGAGCGGCGGATCGACCATGCGGTGCGCCATACGGAGCATGGTCTTTTCCATCTCTTGCAGGGACTTGATGTCGGCCAGAGCCTCCATCGCAGGAGATCGCCCATAAATCTCACGCGGGCCGGTAACGTACCGACCGACCGCATACGGCATCGAGCGATAACCGCTATCCTCGAGCAGCACTTGCCCTTCTCGAGAGACGTAGCGCGACAGGTATCGCATCCCGTCTTGACCGGCCATGCCTTCCTTGTAATCCGTGTTCGGGCGAACGCAATGCACGAACTCGAACATTGTGTTCGGCGCGCTTTTGGCCTGCCCCACGATCCCGCGCGGCAGTTTGTCAGCCCACCCCGGGATCTGCATTGCCTGCCGCGCAGACAGTTGGAATGAGCGATAAACGGTATCAACGCGTCCGGTGTGGTCGAGATCGATCACCAGCTCCGACAGCGCGACGGCTCTGTAACGCAACGTAACACCCGGGATCTCATCGACGAACAGCGCCGATGTACCGAATGCACCGAGGCTCATGTAGCACTCAAAAGCCTGCGAGGCGAAGTTAGCCGATGGGGCGTACCGCTGACGAAACATGATGTCGCGCACGGCATCGCACCAACGCTGCACCGCTACGTCATCGTCGAGCTCTGGGATGCCAGTACGCAACCCGTGCCACAACTGGGTTGCAGGCGTCAGCATCGAATCCATCGCAGCAGCAAATCTCGGCAAAGCGCGCTGGGCAGTCGAGTCGAAGATCTTCTCCGATCGCTTCTCGCCCGGTGTACGCCAGCCCGTCATCTCGGCCATCGTCGGCCAGACTCGTTCGGCGACTTCCTGCCAATGGTTCTCCCAAGTTCCACGCGCGCCTTTCAGACGGTCGTAGCCCTCGAGGACTTCTGCTGCGCGTGAATCTGCCATGCCTTACTCCGAAACAGGTGTGACGAACTCGTCCTTCACCGGATCATATACATCGCCAATACCGGCGTACTTGCCACGCATATTGCCGTTGTACGAGGTCTGTTTCCATGTGCCGCCTAGCAGGCGCTCAAGGTAAGCAGCACCGATATGCTCCTTCTCGACGCCGGCAGCGTCAGCGGTGTCTTTGTTGTCCACGACAACCACGCGAAGAACCACGTTATTGCTGTCGATCTCTGCAAAGTGCGCCATATCAATGCTCCAGATGTAACGCGGTCAGGCTTTCTTCCTCGCCAACGTAGCCGACCGGGAATGTGTTGAACGCCAATGATACCCGCTCATCGCCCTGCACGGTTTCTACCATGTGCGTAAGACTCGACGGAAACAGCATCAAATCCCCTGCGCCAACTTCAAACCACCACGATTCGCTGTTGTAAAGGTTGTAGTTGTCGGTCGGCAGTTTGATCTGCTGGTATCCGTCTTTATAGAAGTAAATCTTATCGCGCTCTTTGGCCGCCTTGAGGTACAACACACCCGACACGAACGAATTGGGGTGAGCGTGTTTGTGGTGAAACTGACCGGGCTTGGTGTAGTTCAGCCACGATTGCGTCAGGCGCAGCGATACGTCGTGTTTCGGTGCGTAGATCGAGCGCAGGTACTCGGCCACGCTCGCTTCAGCAAACGCCTTGAGGCTTGCCATTGTGTCGTGCCGCAGCACATAGCGGTCATCGCTTGTGGTATTCCCCATGTTGCTATGGGTCGGTTGTTCATCCACAAACGCTAGTTCCTCGGCAGTGTAATCCCGTCCGAGTTCAAACTTGGCAACCGCTGTGGGAAACAGGTTGTAGGTAATCACGCTACAGCCTGCTCAATCTGCTCAACGTACTCGTCAAACGCCTTCTTTTGTTCGGGCAGCAAAATCGTGTTGATGCCGTCCTCGAAGGCTTTGATCTTCTCAATGGTATCCATGACTTCTTCAACGGTCGGCTGCGGTCGCGGATCGTCCCATCGAGTAAAGCCCAAGCCACCTGTCCACTCCCACTTTGCACCGGGACGAAGGAGATAGATTGCAGTATCAATGCCGAGTAGTTGGTACGTCTTCATCAGAAGTTGACCTTGAGGATTACGATACCGGAGCCGCCGTTGCCGCCTGCATAATTAGCGTTGACCCCACTTGATGTTCCGCCGCCAGCGCCGCCACCTGTATTGGCCGTTCCGTTACTACCAACTGATCCAGATGTTTTGCCAGCATTTCCGCCGCCGCCTGTGCCGCCGTCGCCGCCGGTTGTAGAAGAAGTGACGCCACCGCCACCGCCACCAGCATACGTTACGGACGAGCCGGAAATACTAGATGCAGTTCCGTTTCCACCGTTGCCGCCTACCGTTGAAGTTCCCGCAGCGCCTGTTGCAGACGCGCCACCACCGCCACCGGAACCATAATATGGGGCAGAGTAGTTAGACCCGCCACCGTTATTGCCCTGTGATGGCGAGGTGTTTGGAGTATTGCCGTTGCCACCAGCAGCCGTACCCGTGCCGCCGCCGCCAGAACCGCCAGCACCGCCCGGGACAGCGCCAAATGGGCCGCCGGGATACGAACACCGCGCACCATATCCGCCGCCAGCGGAAGTAATGGTACTAAATACTGAATTGTTACCTACAACGCCGTCAGAGTTTCCGGTTGTTCCGCCATTACCCCCAGCACCAACGGTGACTGTGTATTCTGTGCCTGCCGTAATGCTTAATGCTGTTCCCGTGCGGAACCCACCTGCACCACCGCCGCCACCACCAGAGCCAACTGCAGCATTAGCACCGCCACCACCGCCGCCACCCGCTACAACGAGGTAGTCAACGCTCACCGCACCAGTAGGAGCAACCCACTTCTGCGTGGACTTGAAGGTAAAGATCGAGGTTGTAGCCGGGACTTCGTATTTGAGAATGACGATGCCGGAGCCGCCTTGACTGCCACCAGTCGGATAGCCGGGGCCATATCCAGAACCGCCTCCACCACCGCCAGTATTGACGGTTGCATTGGGTGGCTGTGTACCGCCTTGCGTTCCGTTTGCTCCACCACCAGCAGGAGCAGTACCGGCTGTTACACTTCTTGACAGGTCGCCGCCTGCGCCACCACCAGAAGCATATGTAACGGAAGAACCAGAAATAGACGATGCAGTTCCAGAACCCCCATTCCCAGATGCGGCAGGACTAGTTGTTCCAGAAGCACCAACGCCACCCGAGCCACCACCACCACCTGCAACATATACAGTCGGTGACCCACCAATATTAGAAGCGCCACCATTATTACCCTGAGACGGCGAAACGTTAGGTGTATTACCTGCACCGCCAGAATAAGCCACACCGCCAAAAGCACTGCTACCGCCGCCGGAGCCGCCACTTACGCCTTGTGCATTAGTAACAGGGCTATCAGATTCGGAACCGCCGCCTCCTCCACCAGCAGAGGTAATGGTGCTGAATACGGAATTCCCGCCAGATCCACCACGAACATTTCTACTTGCAGTTGCAGTTCCACCAGCGCCAATGGTTATTGTGTAATCCGTGCCAGCAGTAACACTTAATCCCGTGCCAGTACGGAAACCACCAGAACCGCCACCACCGCCACTAGCATATCCACCCCCACCGCCACCGGCGACGACAAGGTATTCCACCTCCGTCACGCCAGTCGGCGCAGTCCACGTTCCCGTGGCAAGGAATGTCTGGATAATCGTAATGGTGCCGCCACCGCCACCGCCTCCCATGCCATAACGCAGGAAGTATCGCGGAGCCGAGCGCGATGACGATCGGATGATCGTTCGCATGGGATTAGTACGTCGGCGAAGGAATACGCAGGGCTACCGCATACACAGCCGTCGCGGTATCGACAGCAGCGCGGATCTCGCCAGCGCCGAGCTCGAAGATGCCGCCGCCGTCAGCGTCCAACGTGACGTCAGTACCGACATCCTGCTCGGTGCCGTTCGGGCCTTTGCATTGCAGCTTCACTTCGCCGCCGCCCCAAGTCGCTTGGACGCGAAACTCACCGCGGCCACCCGGCCATGCAACCCATGAACCAGTCGCGCTGGCATTCGAGAGAAGAGTAATTCCTACAGCCATTTGAGTCTCCGATTACGCGATTCGATGCGCGTAGAACAAAACAGAAGGAACCGCCGGATAAGCCGGTGGGCCAACCACAGCAGCCGTGTAATCAGCCGTGACGTCAGCATCTTCGGGAAGCCACATCACTTGGATGTATTGACCCGCCGTCAGTTGCTCGATGAACGTCAGCTCGAACACCTGCGCACCACCGACACCAGATGCTGGAACAACGATCTTGCTTGCGCTATTGGCGACGTCAGTTCCGTTGATGCGATACCAGATCCACGTTTCGTGGTCGGCGTTCTCGGCATTCGCAAACTGGACGCTCACGCTGCACAGGTAGATCCCGGCATTCGCAAACGTGATCTGGCTGTTTGACACAATCGAGATGCCGCTTGCCCATGCCGCCGTGTTGTTGAACGTAAACGCAGTAGGCGATGCGACGTTGCCGGTCTGATCCAAAGTCGAGTAGAACGAGCCGAGGCTGTTGTTCTTCAGCCGATCATGCGGGACGATCCCCACCGTCAACTCGCCATCCTTGCGCACCGACCACTTCGACACACCGCCCACTTGCAAGTCGTCGAGCAGGCTGGCAGCAGCCGAGGCCGTATCCGTGACGTTGAACACGCGAGCCTTAAACGTCGTCAGGGCGTTGTTCCAAGTATCCGCTAGCGCACCAATGGACTTTCCGACAATCGCCGCAGCGGTCGCCTTCTTCGTCTCCGTGCTGCCTGTGTCGACGATCGGCAGAACGTCAGCGGCAGGATCGATAGACCCCTGCGCAAGTGACGTCAGCGCCGATATCTTCTTCGTCGCCATTACATCATCCCGCGGGCGCGCTTGGCCGCTTCATCCTTGCGCTTGGCAATCATCTGGGCAGCAGACATCTCGCCCTGCTTCATGCCCTCTTCCATGCCCTCGGCCTTACCCTTCTTCTTGCCCTTCTTGTAGAGGCCTTTACCGGCCATAGCCATTGCGCTCATTAGCCACCTCCGAGCAAACGGGAAACGCCTACCGAGCCGGTCTGCTGACTGGCCGGTGTCGACATGATCGTAGATCCGCGGCCACGGCGACGAGCCATGCGACGCTGTTCGATGCGTGAGAGCTGCGCTTCGTCCACCGTCGGAGGCGGAGGCGTCGGCTCGATCTTCGGCATCTTGGGCTTAAAAAGACTTGACATATCGCACTCCCTTTGGGTTGCGACGACAGTCTACCCCAGCACTCGGTAGTCTGCTACAGCGACTTGATGCCCCACGCGACGGGCAGATTCGGTGCCGCGGAATGGCTTGCGGCCCTTGGCGAGATAGCGGAATGCGTCTGCGAAATGCGACGTCCAGTCGTGTACCGGCTTGTCGCGGAACCGCTGGAGCTGGTCGCTGTACTCGCGTCGGTATTGCTTCAGCGCGTCGATCGCTCGAGTCATGCGCGCCTTGGCTTCATCCTTCGTCTCGCCCGGGAACGGATCAGGGTCGAGGTTGAACTCGCAGGCGGGGAGCATCATGCGCACCGCTTGGATGCCGTCGTCCACCGAGTCACGCTCGAGCACACGCGGCTTGAGGCCATAGCCCGCGGCGACCTGCACTCGAGACTGGCCGCTGCCCCATTCCTGCACAGCGCCGTCGTGAGGCCATATGTGATCGCCGTAGACGTAATCCAGCGCGAGCAGCTTCTTGGCGTACCAGTCGAGGCCGACACCGCTGCCCTCGAGCACGTTGATGATGCGCACCTTGTGACCGATCAGTTGGTAGAACCAGATCACCGTAGAGTCGCCGACGCCGATATCCCACGCCGTACCGACAGGCTGGCCGATGATGTGCGGATACTCGCCGATGCGGCCATTCAACTCTGCGCTGCGGATCAGTTCGCCGTAGTACGCGCCCGGGATGTCTGCATCGAAATCGCAGTAGTATTCCTGCCGGATGATCGCTTCGGCTTCCTTGTCGCCGCGCTCCATGCGCAGCTCTTTGCGCTCGCGCTTGATGGTGTCAATCGGGATCGCTTTCGTATCCTCGACCGTGAGCACCTGCCCGAACCAGTCAGCGTCCTGCCGCGCGTAATGGACCAGCCGAGCGAAATGGTTCCGGCCTCGAGGCGTCGAGATGAAGATCGCCCAGCCGCCGTTCTCGGCAAGGATCGGTCGCAGGAACGCCCACGCATTGGGGTCTGCCATCGCGTACTCGGAGAACACGACGCCTACGGGCGGCGAACCGACGAGGCTGTTGTAGTTGTCGCTGCCGACCACCTGCCATGTCGAGCCGTTCTTGAACCGGATGAACATATCCTGCTCACGGGTCGTCTCGCGTAGCTCCTCGGGGAATGCGTCGTCGATGCGACGTCTGCCGGTGTGCGGGTTCACCGCGTCCCAGATCGCCTTACGCGACTGGTTGGCCTGCGGGAGCATATGCCACACAGATCCGACGCGGGTCATCATGGACACAGCCGCCCAATGCAGGCTGATGTCGTCCTTACCAGAACGGCGGTGCCATGCCAGAGCGAGGCGCTTTGTGCCGCTCTCGAGCGCTCGCCATGCCGGGATCTGGTAGTGGCGAGGGAGCCAGCCGTTAGCTGGCAGGTTTATCGTTGGCATCCGTAATCCGTAGCACGTTGACCGTCAGGCCGACGTTACCGGAATGCTCGAGGTCCACCTTGTCGCCGTAGCGCTTGGGCAGGAACTTGGACGCGAACCACTTGCGCACATCCAACTCGACACGAGCCTGCTGGGCGTCGATCACGCCAGCCCTCATATCCTCGATGACCTGCTCGGCTTTCTCGACCTGATCGGCTGCAAGAGCCTCTAATGCGCGCGCGTATTGGTCGCCCGAAGCAACTTTCAACGCCGTCGTTCTGAACGTAGCCCGGCTGATTCCAACCTCTGCGCAGGCTGCTCGCTCGGACATTCCATCCTCTACGAGCTCGATGACGCGGCGAACCTGTTCGGCTCGATCGGTCATTACTTCTCCGTCAGGCGTCGAACGACAGCGCTCTTCTTCGCCTTCTTGGCAGCTGATCGTGCGGTTGATAGTGCGATTGCCACCGCTTGCTTCTGCGGTCGGCCAGCCTTGACCTCTTTCGAGATGTTCTTGCTGATACTGGCTTGGCTGTAGCCTTTAGTTAGCGGCATGGTTACTAATCCTTTGCCTTGTTTCGTTTACTAATCGCCCGGGCTTTCGCTCTGGCGTCCTCCTTCGAGCTGGCACCCCACGCCTTGAGCGCGAGGGCGAGTCTGGTCGGGCGTCCCTTGTCGTCCTTCATCGGCCCCGAAGCGTTGCCCATACGAGCGAGGAACGAGGCGCGTCTCGGGTTGTCACCAGACTTGACCGGAGCCTTGAGGTTCATCCCCTCTGCTTTGGCCGATCGGCGTCCGGCTTCGTTCAGCCCGCCTTTTGGATTCTGTCCGGCCTTCCGTTGCCATGCCGCGGTCTTCATGGGACTAACTGCACATCGGGTGACGGGCGGCTGCGGTCTTCGTAGAACGGAATCCGCTCACGGGTAGCCCCACCGAGCGCAGGGCGAGCCACCGCTTGTGCGCCTGCCAGTCGGGTTGCACGGGCAGCGAGTGGACGGAATGCAGCCGCACCCACCCGGATCTCACCAGCGATACCGCGGCGTATTGGCGGCAACTCATCCGGGGTGCCGTTATCGCCGAGACGGCTTGCCAGCACTTCCGAATCCCTTCATCAGGAAATCGCGGGCCTCGGCAGCAGACTTGAACTTGAGTTTCAGCTCGAGTTCGCCAGCCTCCTCGCCGCCTTCCTCCTTACCTTCTTCGCCGTAGCCTTCCTCGTCCATCATCTCGAGGTGCTTGGCGAGCATCATCGCGCCTTTGCCTTTCATTTCTTCAACGCCGTTTTAGCTGATTCACGAAACGCCTTCGCAGTCGGCGCGCCTTTCTCGCCCGGCTTGCGCATACGCTCACCGGAACCGGCTTTGATTCGTTGCCGTTTCGCATTGAGGTTGGCGTAAAGTCCGGGCTTCATATCAGGATTCTATGCCGCTGGCGGCAGATCGTCTACCGGCTTTTGCTTGACCTTGGCACCCCGGGCGAACTGGATAATCTTGGCTGACTCTTTGGGTATCGGTGCAGGATTGCATTCGCAGCACCTTATCCAGTCGCCTAGTCCATCTGCTATCCAGCCTGCCGCGTTACAGTTTGGGCAGGGCGCTAGCCTGATTCCGTCTGTCACGAATCGAGCCTCCGTTCGTACTCGTTCAACACCCGGCGCGCCCAGATCGAGGGGCCATCGTCGTTCCATTTGCTGATCCTGCGCAGCACCTTTTCGTACTCCCGCATGGTATGCCACGCGATCGCTAGCGTCACCATTGTCTCGACCGCGGCCAGTTCCTCGTCGGTTACGTCGTCGTCCGTAACGGTATACATGATCCTTCCCTCAAGTAAGGCGGCACCCAATCCTTACCGAATTCGAAGGGTTCCGGCAAGCCACGTTCGACGCGGGATATTTCGCGGTGAATTGCGTTGAGCTCTTGATTTAATTTGCGAATTTGGCACCAAAGTTCGCGCAGTCTTTCTTCCTTCATCGACTCCATCTCCTAGTAGTTTGATCAGTTTGTTGACGGTTTCTTCGTTGATCATCACTTGCAGAATGTCGTGATATTTCTCCTGTCTGCACTTGAAAGCGTATTCAGTCCCGCAGACCTTGCATCTCTTTCCCATAAGGTTCGATTCTCACAATCACTTCGCCCTCATCCTTGGCCTCATGCCGCTGGATGGATAGGGCATCGATTAGGCTGTCGTCTTCAATGACATCAGCGTGGACTAGTGCATCGAGCAACGCCTTCTGAATGTTATCCAGATCGCGGCGTCGCTTGTC